GGCTCAATAATTCTATATGAATCACCGAAGATATTACCAAATGGCAACTCACTAACAGGAATTTCCAAAGCATCATTGAGATATTCTATCTCTTGTTCTGTTGCTTCGTTGATTTCTTGTTCTTTTAAAAATTTGTACCAATTTTCTAATATTAATTTCATTTCTTATCCTACAAATATTTTCAATGGAGTCTCGGTGATAATTGCTTTTGCATTATCAATCATTCCTTTGTCTGTCTCAAGTAGCTTGTTGTATGTCAATTCGTCAAGAATCTTTGTTAATTCTTCTCGTAAAGCTGTTTGTTCTTCCTTAGCCTGACTTAACAAATCAGACGCGTTTAAACTCACATTTTCTCCAGGAATTGGCACGTTTCCACCAAATTTTCCACGTATCTGTCCGAGAGTTTCTTTTGACAATGCGAGAGCAAATCTTCTGATCCATTGCTTACCAATTGAGTTGATATTTTCATAAGGAATGTTCTCAAACGGAAGAGTATTCATGTTGTTAATACCATCTTGGCCACCATCATTATCATCTTCCCAGATATTATCACTATCAACTGTAAATCTAAACCAAAATTTCTCCGGAGACACTGTGTCCGGAATTGGATAAATTCTTAGTTTATTGTTGATAACTTCGTAGCTATAATGCGATGTACGAGTGTAAAGGTGGTCCTCATAGGATATTGCTTGCATCTTGTTTTGCCAAGCCGGAATTACTTGAAATGTGGAATCATCGGCATATTGACCATAACTATGATAATCGCCAACAACATTAAGACCGCCATAATAGCCATAGAATCGCCACATTTGTCGTGGTGTTACATAAAACACTTGACGTATCTTAACACGCTTTGTTCCTACGGCATCAGGATGAGATGCCTCAACTATAGCTTGAAGATCATAATCTTGTTGATCAGAAACTGTATCAAATGAAGCGGAATAGATTGTCTGTGTTCCACCGATACCAGCTTCTGTTGCAAATTTGTTTCCCATCTTAAATGCAATCTCAAAGTTAAGCTTTGGATATTTAAGCTGAGTGTTCTCCGGGCCAGAAGTTATTTCACCTTTATGATCAAAAGAACCGGTTGTTCCACCGAGAGCAGAACCAAGAATGTTCTTTGCTTGATGTTGATTTACTATATATGAATATTCTAGAACAGCTTCTTCATAATTTGCATAAACATTTTGTTCTGTGAGTTCGATATCAAGAACATCACCGCCCAATCTCTTATAAGTAAATTTTACTTGTTGAACTGCTCCTGTTATAAATTCATCAGAACCAGTATATACTCCCATAGGACAAGCATCGGCAACATTTGTGTATGTGCCTGTCACTGGAAGTATTATAGCTGATGTTTGAGAAGTTGGTGTTAATTCAGGTAATGACATTAATGATCCTCCGAGTCATATTAATTAGTCCTCAGTGGTCTCTTCCTTCTTTGCTTTACGTTTAGCAGCAGCTTTTTTCTTTGCTTCTTTCTCAGCAGCTAGTTTAGCAGCCTTTTCTGCTTCTTCTTTTGCTTTCTTTTCAGCAGCAGCTTTTTTAGCCGCCTCTTCAGCAAGCCGCTTTGCTTCTAGTTCTTTAGCAGATTGTTCAGCAGCAAGCTTTTTAGCTAGAAGTCTTTTCTTCTTCGGTTTCATAAAAATTCTCCTTAAATGAATAATGTAATTAGTTTAAAAAAAGAAAACCCCCAACCGAAAGGAAGGGGGCTCTTATGAGTTAATCTAGATTATAGATTAAGCTCCGGACTCTCCGAGAAGGCCACGGACGATTACAAGACCGTACATGTCAGGGCGTACCATTTTCTTCGCATAGCGAGTCATGACACCCTTACGAGGTACGAAATCCTCTGGGCCAAAGATTGTAGGAGTAGTTTGGAGTGGTACATACGGAGCATATACGTATCCAGACTCAAGGAAGCTGTTTCCTTTACGTCCTACAAGGATCACGTTACGTGGGAAGTAAGGATCAACGATAACGTCGAACTTACGGCTGAGAGATCCAACCTTGACAGCACCGATATCACCCTTGTCAGCATCAGCAGTTACGTTTGCACGGAATCCGCTAGTGAATTCAAGAATGTTAGCAACTTCAGGAGAAACGATTACGAAGTTCGCTCCACCACGAAGTGTCTTACGGTGGATTTGAGCAGATACATCATTGATGGTTTCAATGAGAGTCTCGTACCACTCGCTAACTGTACCAGTGAAATCAGGAGCAGCAGCAGATGCACCAATTTCAGCACCGGTTTCACGATTAACGAAAAGACCCGGAGAACGAGACCAGTAGAATGTACCGGCAGTTGCACCGTTTACGAGGTCAGCAAGGATCTCACGATCGATTTCAAGAGCAATTTGCTCAGAAAGGATAGAAGTCAATTCTACTTCAGCATCCAAGTTGTGGTAAGCATTCAAGTCTTGTCCAAGTTCTGGAGTCCATTTTGCTTTCAACTTCTTGGTTTGAGCTGTAATCGCGATAGAATCTACCTTGATGTCGATTTCAGGAATGTCAGTTTCTGCTTCCAAAGGATAAGTATATCCAGCAACAGCGCCACGAACATTTGAGGTAGTACCAACATCATCACGTTGTACGATAGAAGCTGTGATGTTAGCAGCTTCAGCTAGAGTTCCTGGGTCAATATCAGTAGCACCCGATCCGGAAGGAGCAGAAGCAAAGAACAAAAGTTCGCCTTCGGTTACAAGACCAGTAGCTGCATCAGCAGCAGAAGCGCGACGAGTCAGACGACGAACCAAGGATCCAGCTGCAGTAACAGAACCACCAATACCTGTTTGACCTGTAAGAGAAGCATCATTAAGAAGCATAGGGGAACAATTCTCAAAATCCGGATTTTCTGAGGAAAGTCCGGCTGCGGCAATAGCAAATACAGCTACAGCTTGTGATGTACTAGATCCACTAAGAGCAAGGAGATCCGGATCAAATTTAAGAAGCTTCTTTTGTGCTTCAGTAGCAGTATCTAGATCGATTGATTGAAGATCGTAGTTAGCTTGTAATACAATAACATCTTTAGTAGCAGATGCGTAAGCGTAACCAACTTGACCATCACGACCGGGACCAGAGAAACCTTCTTTGTTTGTTCCTACAAGATCAACGCCACCAGTTACTTGTGAAGCAACTTGATTAGTACCATAAATGGATGCATCTACTGCATTTCCAAGACGATCGGAGGCAGAGCTGGATGCTCCAATGTTTGCTCCGTAAGTGAAGTCAAGGAAGAAGATGAGTCCTGAAGGAAGGCTCATAGGTTGAACGCTAACCAATTGGTTTGCGATAAGTCCGGCGAATACACGACGAACGATAGGGAATGCAACAGCAGCAAAACCTTCAACATCACCGCTAGTCATTGTATTTGCTTCGCGAAGAAGTTCTTTTGCTTGATTTTCAAGAAGACGAGCCATTCCTGCTTTCTCGTGTTCTGATTGAAGACCTTCAAGTAGACCGGTTTTTCCCCACTTGGAAAGAAGAGCAGAGCCTTCCTTCTTCATGTCACGGTTTACGATGCCTTCTGTAAGTGTTTCAATAATAGACATTTTTTAACCTCCTTAAATATTGTTATTTAATGCCCGCAAGTAATTTCATCTTCTCTGCAAATGTATGCTCTTCAGATTCATTAACTTGCTGTTTTCTACGTGGAAGAATTCCAGACAAAGTAGATTTTCTTGTTACAGACTCGCTTAGGGTTCTAGGGGATTTTTTATCCTGACCAGAAGTTACCGTAGCATTCAGAGCCTCATGAAGATTCTTAGCTTCTTCGGGAGTTCTTGCCTTGGCGATGGCTTCGACAATTTTATTCTTTTGTCGCTCATTCAAGGAGGCATCGCCTAATGTTTTGTTAGAATAAATCAACTTAGCGTTGGAAAGAAGTGTCTCGTTAAGTTTATCGGACAGCTTCTCAACAGCGTCTTTATATTGTTTATTCTTCAATTTAAATCGTTTGAGAGTTTCTTTAAGGTTCTCATTTTCCTCTGCTTTAGCTTCAGCATATTCTTTAGCTTTTTGCATTTCTTCATAGTATTTTAGGGTTGTTTCATCGGTGCGGAATGTTCCGTCTTTTACTTCACCCATATCGACAATAAGTTCTTCTTCTAAAAGTTCATCAGATTCTCCGAGGATCTTCATAATTTCATTTACAAGTTCATCTTCATCGTCTTCTTCTAGTTCAATTCCTTCTTGAAGTTCAAGACCAGCAAGAAGATCATCGGCTTCATCACCACCTTCTTCTGCAGGCTCTTCTGCGGCTTCTTCTTCTTCTCCAAGATCCATTGCTGGTTCCTCAGCAGGTGTTTCTTCTTGCTCTGGTTCTTCGTCCAATTGCAATTCGCTGAGATCAAATTCATATACTGGCTCTTCATATTGAGTTGTGAACTGAACTGGTGTTTCATGATTGGCACCCGGTCCAAATGCT